GAAGAAATTCGTGGTTCTGGCATCCGCCACGAAAGATTCTGCGATTCGTCTTCTTGCTCCGTTCAAGATAAATTTTGAGTCCAACCCCCGTATCCGTCAGTTCTATGGAGGTCAGGTCACTCTGGGAGATTGGACGGAGAGTGAATTTAAATGCCGTTGCGGGGCTAAATTCGTCGCTCTGGGTGCAGGGTCTGCCCCGCGTGGCGCACGAAACGAGAGTGTCCGTCCGGATGTCATCTATATGGATGATTATGATACGGACGAGGACTGCCGGAATCCGGATACGCTGAAAAAGAAATGGGACTGGTTCGAAGGGGCCTTATATCCGACGCGTTCAATTTCCGAACCGACATTGATATTATGGTGCGGCAACATCATAGCAAAGGACTGCTGTATCAAAAAGGCCGGTGTCAAGGCAAAACACTGGGACATCATAAATATCCGTGACAAGCACGGAAAATCAACATGGCCGGAGAAAAATACGGAAAAACAGATCGATACCGTTCTGGGCAATATTTCGACAAAGAATGCCCAGGCGGAATATTACAACAATCCTATTTCTGACGGAGACATATTCAAAAATATCCCGTTCGGTAAAATACCGTCTCTGAAGAAATTCAAATTCCTGATGATTTACGGAGATCCTGCCTACTCGAATACGAAGAAAAAAGCAACCTCTTTCAAGGCGGTATGGCTCATCGGTCGATATAAGGGCACTTATTATATCATCAAGGGATATCTGGACCGTGTACTCAATTCCGTATTTATCGGATGGTATTTCGACCTGCTGGAATATGTAGGCGGGAAGACCAATGTTTATATGTACATCGAAAACAATACCTTACAGGATCCTTTCTACCAGCAGGTATTCAGACCCCTGCTGAGAGAGGAATGCAAGAAAAGGAAAAAGGAAATCAGCATCAAGGGGGACAATAGAAAGAAGACGGATAAGGCCACGCGTATCGAAGCAAACCTTGAACCGATAGACCGTAATGGGGCATGGGTATTCAACGAGGACGAAGAGAGCAACCCGAATATGCAGGAACTCGTAAATCAGTTGAAACTGTTCGAGATGTCTCTTCCGTATCCTGCCGACGGTCCTGACTGCCTGGAAGGCGGAATAAACAAGCTCAATCACAAGACAGGTGAAATAGAGCCTACTATAACGGTAAGCATGAAAGATATAAACGAAGATAATCCATACAGAATGTAGCTATGCCAAATTTTATCGAAACCAGCGACTATGACGCTTCAATCCATAGGGAAATATTAGATTCTTTGCTCCGGACAGATTCTGCGACATCTGACCCTCAGATCGTAGAAATCTGTGAAGACCGGGCAATCAGTGAGATGAAAGGGTATCTCGACAAGATATATGATGTTGATGCCATTTTTTCCGCAACGGGAAAAGACAGGAATGCCCTGATATTAATGTTCGCGCTGGACATTAGTATTTTCCACATTTTCTGCCAGCATAATCCCTACAAAATATCCAAGATAAGACAGGACCGTTACGACCGTGCGGTTGAATGGCTGAAGGGTGTTATGAAGGGTGATATCACCATAGAAGGAGCACCGAAATTGGCGGATGACACGCTGCATGCCAACAGCAGGTGGCAGATTTCATCCGATGAAGTAAGACCTACATTATTATAACTATGAGTAAGAACAACAATAAAAACAGAATAATCCAGAAAGGATTCCGTGACAGCAGCTACAATCAGCCGGATGTAGTACTTCAGATGCCGGAACTGTTCCTCTTCGATATGAAGGACTATATGGATTCTGTCCGGTTGGCAAGGGAGATAGACTACTCGTCAAGAGTACGATTGTATGACATGTATGATTCTGCCCAGCTGGACCTGCATCTGTCGGGTGTACTTGCCAAACGGTTGCGTGGAGTGACCCGTTTCCCGATAGAGTTCCAGCGAAACGGAATTCCGGATGAAAAAATAAATATTCAGCTCCAGTCGCCTTGGTTCAAAAAACTCCGGAAGGATATTATTTTGGCTGAGTTCTGGGGATTTTCTTTGATGCAGTTTTACCTGGACGAAAAAGGGAATATTTGCTATGATCTCATCGACAGAAAGCATTATGACCCGATCAGGAGAAAACTGCTGAAATATCAGGGAGACCAGGACGGGGTGGATATTGATAGCTTTGACAACATGCTGTTTGTCGGAGAGCAGCGTGAACTGGGTATATTTTCCGAACTCCTTCCGGCCGTACTGTATAAGCGCGGGGATATGTCTGACTGGGCGATGTTCTGTAATATTTTCGGGATGCCGATCCGCGAATATACCTATGACGCAGGAGACGAGGAAGCACGCATCGAACTGTTGAAGTCGGCAAAAGTACAGGGACGCAATGCCGTATATATCCATCCGGATGGGAGCACGCTGAAACTGATTGAATCCGGAAACAAGACCGGATCATCCGAACTGTACAAGAGTTTTGCCGAATACTGGGACGGAAAGATTTCGATCCGTGTGCTGGGTAATACGCTGACAACGGATTCCAAGGATAAGGGTACGCAGGCGTTGGGAACGGTGCACAAAGAGGAAGAGGACAACATGAATGAGGATGACCGTGAAACCATCCTCGATGTCCTCAACTATGATATGGCAGACATCTTCCAAAATCTTGGATTCAACGTGGCCGGAGGTGAGTTTGTCTATGCGAAAAAGGAAAAGATGGATCCTTCCGTGCAGTTGTCTGTCGTGCAGGGATTGCGGAACATGGGACTCCCGTTGGATGATGACTGGCTGTATGAGACTTTTGCCGTAAAGAAACCGGATGACTACCAGCAGCAGAAGACGGATGCACAGGCACGAAAGGATGCCTTGCAGAAACAGCTGGCAGGAAATAATGACAATACAAATAATCCGAATAATCCGGATGATAAAGCCAATTTGAACGGTGATAAAAAAGCGTTCAAAAACATCCTGAAGGGTTTTTTCGGCATAGCCCCGCAAGACGGGGCGGTAACGGAATAATCGACCGTCTCTATTACGGTACGCACTGTGACTGTGGTCATGATCATTTTGCGGATATTGCATCTTCCTTCGAGTTCAGTGCCGACGTGCTGGCTCAGTTCCTCCGAAAGATATACAACGGATTTGACATTTCCACGGAACTTGAACCGACCATTTGGAAAGAGCTGTTGCGAATTATCAACAAGGCAACGGTAGACGGTCTGTCGGAGTCTGATGTTCCTCCGACACATGAGGAGGAATTTTACCAGTCCCTGCTGCATTCCAATGAAGTTTTTGCGGCATTCAAGACGCATGTCATGGGAACGGATATGGCAGCACAGTTGACAGACAGCAACGGCAAACTTAAACCGTTCGCGAAATGGAAAGAGGATGTTGCGGATATATCCTCTCATCAAACGGGCGCATGGCTGCAGACGGAATATGATACGGCAGTCCTAAGGGCGCATCAAGCGGCAGACTGGCGCGAATTTGAGCGCAACAAGGATGTCATGCCTAATCTCCGCTGGATGCCTACGACATCCCCTGATCCCGAAAGTACTCACCGCCAATTCTGGACAGAAAAACTGACACTCCCGGTGGATGACCCGTTTTGGGACGAGCATCATCCGGGAGACCGATGGAACTGCAAATGCTCCCTGGAAGCTACGGATGATGACATAAACCGTCCGGATGACCTGAAGCCCGATCCTCCTCAGCAGGGATTGGAAAATAATCCGGGTAAAGACGGACATCTGTTTTCGCAGGAGCATCCTTATTTCCCTGATAAGTGCAAAAATTGTCCGTACAATGTAAATAAGGTGCATAAGATAAAGGATTGTTTTAACTGTCCGTTTATCAATGCCCAGATCAATAAGGCAAAAAAAGCAAAATAATATGGATGCAAGGAATATCAATAATATCGTGGAGAAACTACAGGATCAAGTAGTTAAGGAGATTACAAACAACCTCCCACGAAAAGTAGGAGTAGTGGCCGTCAACCAGGCAAAGAACAACTTCCGCGAAAGCGGATACCTGGACAATGGTATCCATAAATGGAAGCAGACCAAGAGACAGCAGGGCAAAGGGACGAATGCCAGATATGGCCCATTGACCTCATCACGCAACCATCTGATGTCATCCGTCCAGGCAAAACCGTCCATCGGTCAGGTCATCATAGAGAATCCCGTTCCGTATGCTTCTATCCATAACAACGGGGGGAATATAACGACGCATCCTACCATAACGCCAAAGATGCGCAAATATGCCTGGCACATGGTCTATTCGCTGGCAGGGATTAAGGGAAACGGGAAACTCCCGAAAGAATTGCCGCAAGAAGCACAGAAATGGAAAGGACTGGCTTTGACTTCCAAGAGCAAGATTACTGTCCGGGCTAATATTCCGAAACGGCAGTTTTTGGGAGATTCGGCAGAACTCCGACAGAAAATAAACAATATGATTAATCAGTCACTCGAAAAAATAAAACATGGAATCATTACTATATCATCTCATTGATTATATCCAGACCAATATGCCAGAACTGCGTACGGTGGATGAGGATTATGGACAGCTGGAAGCTCTCGACAACGAAGATACGGATACCTATCCCATCGTTTTTCCCGCCGTGCTCATCAATACTCCGGACACGGATTGGAGTTGCCTGCAGGGAAAAAATCAGAAAGGTGAAGCGCAACTGACAATCCGGCTGTGTATGGACTGTTATGATGATACGCACTCCGGAAGCGGAACGCTGGACAAGATACTGGAAAGACAGGAAAAAGTACAGGCTCTGCATGAATTATTACAGTGCTTCCGTCCTTTGGATGACGGGGAACTGATCAGGACACGTTCCAAGTTCTATACTTGGAATCATGGAATAAAAATATACGAATTGTATTATACCCTGGCGGTACAGGATATGATTACGGAAACAACGACAACTCCGAAGCCGACGCTGAAGATTTCCGCTTCGAAGATTTGATTTTGAAGCCGGTGAAAAGAGGTTTCTGTATTGTCTTTCCGTCAACGGTCGCTCCGTCTCTGATCATCTGCCGTACAACCTGCATGACACGACTTTCGGAAACAAAAAATTCCTCTTCACTCAGTTTCTTGATCGTATCGTCAAAACGCATCCTACGGACCTCTGTCCAGTAGTAATAGCGTTCGAACATACGTCTGTCCCTGGCTTCGATAAGAATATGGCTGCGTCCTCTTTTCATATTCGCAAAGATAACATATTTGCAGTAAAAATGAAATACTTTGTAAACACAAAAGATGCAATACCCACTGTCAGGATATTGCATCTTCCAATATTAAGGATAAATAATCTACAGACGGCAGAATGACGGTTCTATTCGGTGCCATATATTTTTATCGTCCTGAATCCAAAAGTAATAGTTGATGGCCGTGGCCATTACAATATTACTTTCCCGGAACAAATCCATGATACGGCCGTATTCTTCACCGAATTTACCTTCCAGCTCATAAAGTTTCGAGATACTCTTGTAATCCAGCTGTCCCTGGCTGTTACGTTCCAGGAGGCTCATGGCAAGCTGGTAGATAGGATCATCCGGTCCTTTGTCGCTCTGTGATATATAATTTTCCAGATAGATCATCAGTTTTTCGGCAGCGATATCAGCCCGTTCGTCAAACTGTTTGACCTTATTGCTGCGAACTTCCAGCTTGAATTTTCCGTCTACGATCGTGAAACTGGACTGGTCATTTTTGCGGAGCTTTCCGTATTCTGCCATGATGTCCCTGAATGTCATGGCATTATCATCCATATAGGTTTTAAAGGCCTTGGAATCGGCAGCGAGCTTCCGTACTTTTTCCATGATGTCCGTGGCGAAATCATGACGGAGTTTTTCATAACTCTGTCTCTGTTTGAGTTTCTCGTCATCCTGTTCCTTTTTAAGATCTTCAAACAGTTCTTTCTTTTCCTGTGCTGTTAATTTTGACAGCAACTTTTCTTTGTACTCATTCATAATTTTCATTTTTAAATTGTTTATAATCCGTTTTTTTCTTTTTTATTTAATATCATCCGGAGACGCAAGGAAACGTTTTCAAGTTCATCGACATTCAGATCACGAAACTTTTTTCCGGATATCTTCTTGCTGATGCAAAACTTATTGATAACACCCCAGTCTGTCGTGTCCACTCCGTTATCTTTCATCAGATTCAATACCAGTCTCCTTTTCTGACGGAGTTCAGAGGATGCTGCATGATTTCCGGATAATCGTTCCATATCCTTGCAGCATTGGTTATATTCAACCCGTGTCATTTCGCGGAGGTGTTCAGTCCTTCCGGATGTGGCCTGGCTTACCAGGTCTCTTTTCAGATCGTCACGGTCTCCGATATAAGGTATTGTCCGGAGGAGCGAATAGAACCGTGAGAAGTTGGTTACTTGCTGTCTGCTTTTATCCATTGTATTGTTATTTTAGCCTGGACGGCACCTGTTCCTTCACATAGAGGGCACGGTTTCTTGATACCTTCCCCTCTTTCGTCACATCCCCAGAACCAGCCGTTTCCATGGCAATAATTGCAAATCTGTGGTGCACCCGTTATTTCCTCGTGGTCTGTAGTGGAATCTGGGCTGCTTAATTCTATTATTTGTTTTAATACTCCCATATTATTTTTCCTCAAAAAATAAAGTAATAATTATATAATTATATGGTATAAATACATTTTTAACAGCAGAAAATTCCGCTTCTTTTTTTGTTTCAAATATTCTAGGACAATATTTTACTATTGATCCGTTTAGACTTACAAAATAAGTATAAAATGTTTTTTTCATAGTTTTATGCCTTAAAGTGATTTGAACATCCCTAAACTATTGGATATTCTTTTTTCGGATGCCTTGAAATACTCATTATCAATCTCATATCCTATATATTTTCGACCGGTATTGATACAAGCCAATGCTGTACTTCCACTTCCAGAAAAAGGATCCATAACTATAATATCTTCTGATTTCGGACAAACTAAATTCAATAATCTTTCCATCAATCTGACTGGTTTTTCTGTGGGATGTATAGCTTTATATCTGTTTGGCGTTTCTTTGATTATATCCTTTTCGTTTAACCCAAATTCAAGGGACTGCATATTATTTGCACATCTTTCTCCGGATTTTCTTTTGTCTGTGGTAACGCTAAATTTCGTAAATCTTTTATTTTCGACCCTGTCAGAACGGATTATAGTTTTTTCGTTGCATCCAAACCCCATACCCCTAGCCACCGATACACATCTATCCTCCTTTTTAATAGGAGATGAAATGGTTAAGTTGTTTGCACTCCAGCAATCAGATGTGTCTCTTTTATTATTTTTCAAAAAAGAGAGAACCGCAGCTAAGGATTTGGGGTTATGAAGGACTGCGCTCATCCTTTTTATATCAGCACATATCGAATTGAGGTCGTACTTTTTCATTTCCAAATATGGGATCTTACTTCTTAAAATTTTTCCTTTTCCTTTAGTATGGACAGAAATAGTTTCATGAATCCTTGTTAAAGGCATCAGGGGACTTGTACTATACCCCTTATTCCAAATTATTTCTTCTTTGAAGGTGAATCCTAAATTAGCTAGAATAGTATTCCACCGATAAAAGGAGGCTCCTCTACCAAACATGATTATGAATCCGTCTTTTTTTAACACTCTTTTTACTTCTCTGAAAAACTCATACTCATCAAATACTCTATCTAGCTTTTGATTTTTAAGATACAGATAGGGAGGATCTGTTAGGATCACATCTATTGAGTTGTCTGGTATATTTTTCATTCCTATCAGACAATCGGTATTATATATTTTGTTCAGTGTCATAATTTATTGTTTATTTAAATACTGCAATTTTGATTTCTGTCAAAATCATACTTAAGTATTTTATTGATTCTATCAATAAGTTGTTCCAGCGTTTCATCATTATTCATACAGTATTTTTCATCGTCAGTCTTGATATATACATCTCCAATATTATTTTGATATATCTGCTTGATATCCTCTATTGGGATAGTAACAGTACATCCGAATGATAACGGGATGGTTACAAAATGTTTATTCATTGCTTTTTTCCTTTCTTTTTTATGGATACTTTTGCATATCCGAACATTGATTTTACCATATCTGCGAGCATGACCGTCTTTGTTTCTATTATGGTCTTGCCCGGATTCTTTCTACTCTTATGGATGACCAGGTCGCATTTGAAATCATGTCTGTACCATTCTTCCATGACGGCTGCTGCATCCTTTCCTTCCAGCAGGAGATAGTATATATCCCCGTCTTCGTAATTGATTATATCTTCCATTTGTTCCTTATTTGTCGCCCCAATATCGTGCTGCTCCTTCGTCCCAGATCGTATATTCTCCTTTTTCGCCGATGAAACGGCCTTTACTGAATGCCTTGAACCCTTCCACCCATATTTTAAGTGTAGCGTCATACATTACGCTTTCGGCTGCACTTCCACGGGGTGCCCTTCCTTTGGCGTGAGAGATGAATATGAGCAGCTTGTTACGGTATTGCTCTTTGAGACGGATATAGTCCCGGTAACTCATTTGGGTGTACTGGAAGCTGTCGATAACGACGATGTTGAAACTTTTTCTCCGGTCAAGACGTTTCTTCAGGTCTGGGATAGATTCGGCATTTAGAAGTGAAAATCGTCGTCCGCATTCTTTCATGCCGGCGCGGAGCAGGTTCTGCTTCATCGTTAAACTGTCGCCCTCTTCCAGGGAATCGTAGGCGACACGGTCGAAACGGCAGAGTTCCTTGCATAACTGCATCACAAAACTGCTTTTTCCGTTTCCGGAATTGCCCCAAATAAACCATATTCCCGTGCATTCGGGTTCCCCGAACGCATCGAGCATCGCACCCTTGAAGGCAAAGGTGCGTTTCTTCTGCCGTAATACTTCTGATACTGTCAGTGCTCTTCCCATACTTATTCCTCCTCCTTGATTCTCTTCTGACGGTGGATGGATTTCTTTACCCGTCGCAAATCGAATTCACATTCCTCACTTTCCTTGATGATCTTGTCTATATCTGTCCGGCTGTCTATTCCGTTGGCTGTACAGATGGAGTAGACATCTTGTGCGGATGTCGGTTCAAGCTCGAAGTATTTGCGTCCGATACGGCTGTAGAATTCCTTGTAACCCGGTTTCTCATATCTCAGACCGTTGCGGATGCGGCGTTCGATATAATCCGTGCTCAGGAAGATTACTCCGCAACGGTCTTCGAGCACGTTATACAAACTTATGAAATAATGAAACACGCTCTCTACGAGTTTGTCAGCCTCGTCAAAGATGAGCAGCGGGGCGTCCATCTGGATAAGGTTTGATAGTATTTGTTTCCATAGTTCCCGTATCGTATAGCCTTCGCTTCTGATTCCGATCTGACGGGCTATCTGACGTACGAACTCTCCTTTATACATGTCCTCGGAACAGAGGATATAGAATACTTCCTTGTGACTCTCCGCAAAGATGCGGGCGGTCGTGGTCTTTCCGCATCCTGCTTCACC